CTCGGCGTTCAGGAGATCAACCACCTCCATGACGTCACCAGCTCTGACTTCCCAGAGGTAGTGTCGCGCGCCTGTCGGTCCACCGACAAAGCCGCTCAGTGTCAGGGTGCTGGACTGATTTGGCTCCAGCTCATCACTGAGCAATTGCTGGGCATAGGTCTCTGCCTCGCCCTGTGTGCCAGCGCCAAGTGATATAGCACGCTCGAATGTACCATACTCATCCTGGCTGTCTTCGGCATTGTCTTTTAGGTCGCCAGCATCCAAGTTGTCTGGGAACCAATCGGTGATCTGGCGCTCCCCATCAGCGTCAGTGTAGTAGGCCAACGTCCTGTTCGCCATGTCCCTCACGGTACGCGTTACGTCCATGGCTCTCTCGCCTGTGATATCGCTGAACCTGACCAGCCAGTCCACACTGTCTGTGTCTACGACAAACAGGTATGGGACACGATCATTCCAGATGGCAAAGTAGACCTGCCGCGGGCTACTCTCGCCACTACCCATTTCGACCAAGTGCTCCACAACATCCTGGCAGTTCTCCCCATTGTCGAACTTCTGTGGAGTCACGTCCATAGTTATTATACCATCAGAGTCAATATTGCTGTAGTCGGTACTGATCATGTCGCAGAGGGAGAGTGCGTCTTTGATGATATCACCTTGCGTTGCCTTGTGACCAACAATCAAGCTATCTCCTGGGATCAGGGAAGATTGCCATGTGCCCGCAATAGTGATGGTGTCTGCCGTGTTAGACGTTATTATGGCATCAGATGTGTCCCCGTCACCCCATCCTGGGCCAGAGCTGTCCGCCACCGATGTGCCAGTATTCTCCTGTATGTGATACAGCAGTACCGTATCTTGGTCAGGTGAGAATCTTGCAGTCGGTACAGTGAAGCTTGATGTATAGCGGGCGCGCCGTGATAGGCGAATCTCATCCACAGCGATGTTGCCAGCCCTCACCACATATTGGCTGTAATTACTATCTGTGTAGGCATCGAAGTAGCGGTAGACCCCGCCATCCGACTCCACTTCTGTGCCTACCCGCAGGTCATTCGTGGAAAGGATGTCCGTGTTGAAGGCCGCGCCACGGTCACCATCCAGTTGCCCATTCAGATATATCCGTACTGTCCCAGCCTCCGCATCCCTGACAAGGGCAATGTGATACCATGTGCCAGTTGAGAGAGTTGTATCACCATCTACTCGTGCGCAGTTGGGCACCTCCTTGCCATCAGACGGACGGAAAGTCCATGTCCCGTCACTCATCAAGGCACGTAGCTTGTTGCCAGTTGTAACATCAATGCGAAAGAAACTGCGCCACGGGCCCGCCGGGCTTGTCGGGCCGCTAAACGCCTCGTTAGTGATGATGCATCGCTCGTAGTCGCCAGGTAGCGTGATGAACTTCACCCATAGTTCTACCGTGAAGCTGACATCAGCCTTGAATCGCCATCTCTGGGATGAAGGGACTGTCAGGCCCTGAGTGACACCATCAAACTGTAGGGCGTAATCAGGATCTGTGTCTGTGAAGTCGTAGCCCGTGACCCAACTACCATCTGTGGCCCCATCATTGGCAACAGCGGGCACGGTGACATAATAATTCCCATCGGCCAGCTGATCAACCGTCCAGCCCGTGTCAGTGTCATCTACCTCTTTGGAAACGGTATTGGAGGTAACTTGATCAACCTCGACTGTCTCTACCACTGATGGCCATGGTATCCCATACAGTCGGTCTTTTAGGTGAGAATAGAAACCAACTGCCGTTACATCAACACCAGTGATAGTGTTGCTGATGTCTTCGATACGCCCCTCCCAGATAGGCTCGCCCAAGTTGTCAGTAACCTTGATGACCCAGGTAAGCCTACGGTCATACCAATCATAGGCGTCAGTGAAGCTACTGCGCACAGAGAAGCGGCAGTCGGAATAACCACCATTCAGCTTCGTGCCAATCCGCAGGCCGGATACCACCTGCGTGATATCACGGTGAAAGGTGATGGTGCTTGGCGGCGTGAAGCTGTACAGCAATACGCTAAGCATCAGTTCCCCACATGCAGATACCTGGGTGCATACCAGATTTCCACTGACACGTTATCATCAACGTGATCGTAGCGCATCCCCTCTGACTGAGCACCCTGTTTGATGTGAACCCCCAAGAGTAGATTCTGGTTGGGGTGCACCCAGGGATATGTTCCAGATTCGTAAGCATCGAACCCGGCCAATGCCACAGCTGCCCCACTTGACGCTGGATCTTCGGCTGGCGTGTTGTCATCCGAGATGATAGCGCTACGGAACTCGGTGTCCAGGATAGCGTAGGGATAGGACAGCCCGTCATCATCGTTGGCCGAATCATTGTGCCAGTGATCGGTGCTGGTACGTGCCGTGAACACATACTGATCTGCTGGCCTGAGATACAGCAGGTCCAGATCAAAGCGAGCGCTGCCGCTTTTCCTCTTGAACCACAGATCAAGAGAGACAAAGTAGCCAGTCTGATAATTGATGTTGGCTGGTGGCATCGGGAAGCGTGCAATGTCGACAGTGTTCCAGCGCGGCTGAGTGCTGGAATCACCGCTATTGATCGCCCCATATGATACTGGCAGGGTGTACCAGCGACCCTCCTCGCCCAGGATGTTGCCTGTTGCATCATCACGCGCGATGTAGCAACGCGCCTTTACCATCATGTTGCCGCTACCAGTGTTCCAGTCTCTATACCTGATGGCCACGATGTAGCGACCCCATCTATCCCGTTGCATACCAGATGATTCCGAGAGGTCCCAATAGATGAGGCGTTGCTCACTTGTGCCGGTAGTTGTCCAGTAAACGTACTTGTCAGCTGAGGCCCCAGCCGCGTTGCTTTCTACGGTGTATCCCGACCAGCCAGATTGTGGGTGCCCCAGCTCGGCCTCGTACAGCCCCCTGATTCTGGTTAGGGCATAGCGGTTGACGGCGAAGACCTTGATCTGGCTGGTCGGGAATAGGTCAACTTCCGTGGCCCCATGCTCGTCTTTGGTCTGATTGCTCTTGACAATCACCGTCAAGGGAGAAGGCACGTCGCCGCTGATAGACGACGCGTCCACATACACCTTGTTGTCTTTGCGATGCACAATGTCGCCATCCTGCCTGACATTGGTCGTCCAGCCGCTTATGCCAGACAGCAAGCAACGCACATAGTAACATGCGTCGCCGAGACCCCCCTCATCCGTGGTGGCCCAGCCAGAAAGGTTGCTGGCCGTCCAGGTAACCTCCACTCTCCCCGTATCCTGGAAGCCATTCGTGGTATCCGTATCCGGGGTGAAGTTAGTCCATGCCGAGCCATTCCAGTATTGCCAGGTGAAGGTAGCCGCGCTGTACGCGGCCGCCTGTCCGATGGTGAAATACAGGGCCTCAAACTTTGACTTGCAACCGAAGGCTATGTAGTCGCCGTTGGCTGGCAGATCGGCACCCACTGCCTCCCCGTTTTCAGGAAAGAGGAAGAAGTAATCTTTGGCCGCATAGTTGTTTAGGTAGGGCGGCGATTGGTCTAGATGCTCGTAGTCGCTTGCACTGGCATCGTAGACTAGGATGTAATTGATGCCCTCGTCCACAGTGTAGCACGTGGTGGAAGTCACCAATTGTGTGTAGGTGCCGCGAGCCAGGGGCTTGCAGATCAGCGTGAGGCTGCAGCCACTGAGGACGTACTGCCCACCATAGAGCTGGAAGTTGGCATAGTCCAGGATACTGAAGGGGAGCCTTAGCTCGCCATCAATCACGTCGAAGGCGACAGTCTCATCGCCATCCAGTAGCTTGTAGCGAAACTCCACTCCGCGCCGCACAGGCCACAACGCATACTGGCGAGCTGACTCCAGCATCTTGTTGATAGCCACCACAGTGTCTGATATGGAGGCAGCCGTTGCATTCATGATCGAGAAGTTGAAGGTGATACGCCGATTCTCGTAGGTGACGTTGATCAAATCCTCGCCATGCCTGAATGGGGACATGCCGCTCCATATCTCGGACTTGGTCGGAGGGGTCATGTCCATCGTCCCCTCCTCTATGGCGATGGTTGTGTTAGCTGGCACGGCGATGTTGGAATCGCCACCATCATGCGAGACATTCGTGAAATGAATGTATTTGTTCGTGCCAGTATCTAGTAATTGTGCCAGGCAGGCCATCAGTGCACCACCCCCATGCTATTGCGCAGTCTTGCTTTCTGTCCCACAATGCGGTCGATCTCATCGGCCATATCACGCACCCTCTGCTGGTTATCCACCACAGGATTATTCACATTCACCACTATACCTGGGCCAGCAAATGCCGTTGCCGCAGCCGCAGGTGCCCCAGTAAAGAACATCGGTGTGGTAGACAAACCCCTATGCGGCGGATGCCATGTCGGAGGCCGCGTGGACTGGTCGCCCTTTATCTGCTGCTCCAGCTCCGCAATCCTGGCCTCTATGCCCGTGATGTTGGCAATGAAGTCGGCGATAGTGTCGGCGATCTTGCCGCCCAGCAGGAATCCAATCGGGCCTAACTGGGATGCTATCGTGTCCACGATGGTTCTGAGCAAGATCAGGGACATCTTGAGGCCGGCCAACTCAAGCACGAGTGAGATCTTGCCAGTCGTGACAGCTGAGAGCACGCCCTCTGCCAGCACCACCATGATGTCCATGCCGGCCTGGAACACGCGGCCAATCACCGTGGTTGGCAGATCCCTGGCCCCCAACACCTCAGAGAACACGTCCCAGATGCCGTTGATGGCCTTCTTGAGCTTCTCTATGCCAGTCTTCGATTCAATGCCAGCAATGATGCCATCCAGGAAGCCAGCCCCAATGTCTTCCCCGCTTTGGGATAGACTGACATCAAGCGGAATCTCCACGCCCATGTCTGCTGTGCCACCACCGCCAGCGTCACTGGTGGCATCCGCGACTGCACCACCCAGCAACTCATTGATGGTCTGTGCCAAATTGCCAAGCGTGTTGCCAAAAGCTAGGCTGCGCTTGAATTGGTCTACGTCTAGCTGATCCACGCTCAGCCCGACGAGGCCAGCAACTACATTCAGAAAGTCTTGAGTGGCCTGGTCCTCCCACTTGGCTCCTTGTACTCCCTTCCAGAAAGCCACAATAGTGAGAATTAAGTTCAGGAGTCCCTTGACTAACGATAGAATCAATGCCCCCTTGAGCTCGGCAAACTTGTCCTCTATACCCTTGACGAAATTGGTGGCCCAATTCTCGCCAAATATTGCATCCCAGACGATCTTTGAGAGGTTGAACTGCACAGGCATGGTCGGATCTGTCAGGGCGTTCAAGACCCCACGCCCGCGCATCCCCTTCTGGTACGACTCCTTGATGATGTCGGGGTTGATCAGCCCTTTGGCGATGTAGTCTGCTACCTTGTCGCCACCTGTGAACCTGTCCAGGAAGGCATCCTCGCCTTCAGCCCCGATGAAACCTGAGATATAAGCCGCCAAGCCACCAAAGAACTCTGTCAGTGCAGCGTCGATGGGGTCAGTGATTGAGTGATACTTGTCCTTGAGGCCCTGCCTGAATCTAGTTTCCCAATTCTCCCCAAACAATGAATCAAAGACCCAGTCAGACAGATTGAGTTGCCAATCGCCACCGCCAAAGATCCGATCCAGGGTGCCCCTACCGCGCATTCCCTTCTCGAAGGACGACTCGATAATATCTGGGTTAATCAGGCCGTCGGCGATGTAGCCAGCCACTATCTTATCGCCCTTGAACCGTTGCATAAAGGCGTTTTTGCCCTCAGCGCCCAGGAACCCATTTATGTAGGCGGACAGACCAGCAAAAAACTCGATCAGCGCGGCATCAATGGGCCCCTGGAAAACCGTGGCCCTGCTACGTATCTCATCACCGAGTGCCTTGATGACATTGCCGCCAAGGATTAGATCGGCTATGAGTGCCGCTAGTAAGACTGGCGGCAAGGCGACACCAACGAGTGCCGATGCTATCTCGAGGGAAAACCCGAAGATGCGGATCAGCCCACTTGCTATCCATGCACCGATTCTGAAGCCCCAGATAATTACCTTGAGCGGAGGAATGCCTATGAGTTTGAGAGAGATTGCCGCAAAGATAATGCTCCACCAATCTACCCCCTCGAGCTTCTCCTTAATCTTCTCAGAGACCTTGTCGATGAAAGGCAACTTGACTTCTACTGGCAGATCAAATGAAACGGTCAGGCCAGCTTCGTAGAGCGCTGCTCCCGCGATGAATGAACCCAGGAACTTATTCGGTTGATCCTGGAACTTCTCTGGCAATGTCTTGAGAAATTCTTCAAACGGGTCGCCCCTCATGCCAGCCAAGAAGGCACGAATGTTATGGTACGAATACTGAAACTTCCCTATAATTTGCTTTACAAGCCAGCCAAGGGTGCGTCCGATGAACCCGAGAGCCTCCCCCGCATACTTCTCGAAGTTGTCTCTGCCACGACCGCCAAAGAGCACTTCGTCAACCAGCAACAGGAGAATGCCTGTAGCAATTCTTCCCTTCAGGGACATGGTGGACAGACCAGCCAGCAAGCCCATGATTTGAGCCTTGAGCCTGGTGAAGCCTCCGGGTCTCAGATACTTGGCCAGGCCACCAGCGCTAGCCAGGGCCATGTCGCCGAATAGTAGCCACCCTATCAGGCCAGCCTCTAGCTTGTAACTATCTACAATTCCCAAGACATCTTCGAGATTGCCCTTGAGCTCGACCAAGCTGTCATTGAAGGTCTGTACGTCGTCGGGGTCACCAGTGACGACAGCGATAAAGCCGTCGGCGGCAGTGACGCCTATCTGCCCTAGTAACGCTGTGATACCGGCCATGGCAGTCAATACGTTGTCTAGCACCGCGTGGAGTCGCTCCAGGATGGTGATGGCATCTGACTGCTTACCAGTGATGGTGAAGGCATCATTCAGCTCTCCCCATCGTTCCACCAGACGACCGATGAATCCTGCCAAGACAATAACGCCCAGGATCTTCGAGAGGATGGCCATGACGGAGATGGACTCGGTAAAGGCAGTGGCCGCTTTGAGGCCAGCCAGGAACTTCGGTGCGCCAAAGACCAGCGCAATCGCCGTGGCCAAGCCGAGCACCTTGCTCAATGCACTGTACAGATTGGTGTTCTCTGCCTTTAGGCCGCCAGCTCCCCCTCCTGCCTCACCCCTGAAGAACTCGCTGATAGCATTGGCTGTATCCCCGATGGCAGTCTGAAGATCCCTGAACGGTTGGAGGACGGCATCCACTGAAGCCCTCAGCCTCTGGCCGAATGCATAAGCTTCCTGTTCTTGTTTGCCATACGGCACAAGGGCTGGCTCCTTCTGGCCAGTGAAGGGGTCAAACTCCTCAACTAGGCGGGCAGCTGGCTCGCCCAAGACACCCTTGAGGAATGCCTCCATGACCTTCTTGGCTTCACTGATCTTGGTGAGAACATCCTCCATGGTGTCATCAAAGACACCCACAAACTTGCTGAGGTCCCTGGCCCCCTCCTCTCCCAGCTTGAGGCTGAAATCAACGCCCTTTGCCTGGCGCAGTGATTTAGCAATCTGGTCCAGCAATTTGATCTGTTCCATCTGCAGGGCGGTGGTATCACGATATGTATCAATGAGGGCTTTCTGGCGATCCAGCTCTTCGCTCTGAGTCTCCTCTTTGGTTTTGAGCAAGCGCTCCTGGTCTCTCAGCGACTCCTTGGTATCACGAGCACGTGCCCGCGCCCTAGAGATGAGCAGCAGCTTCTCTGCTGCTGTCAGATCATTGCGGAGTGAGATGGCCTTGATCTCCTTGTCCAGCAACCTGTCCACATCTTCGCGCTTCCGCTCGATGTCCCTCAGCTCTTTCTGAGTGCGGTTGTATTCCAGAGACAGGCGTAGGAGCTTTGCCACTTCGTCGCCAGCATCGCCAAGTTGCGAGGTGATGCGGGCCATCACGTCAGATGCAATCACTCCAGTGCGATTGAAGATATCAATGAGCTTGGCAACTTCTGTCCTGAGTTCCAGCACCCTGGGGATGACATCACTCTTGCCTATCAGCCCCTCACTGGCGAAGGCATCCAGCACGTCGCGGATGATGCCAGCTACGTCCCTGAGTACGCCAAAGTCGGCCAGCTGGAATGCTCCCAGGTAGGTGTCCATCAAGTTGCGGCCCCAATCCACTATCTTGGACAGCGGGCCTTCCTTGGGTGGTGATTCAGCCTTGAAGAAGTCGGCTATAGCGCGTGCGATGGCTTCAGTGGCACTTACCACAAAGTCCATGCCATCCAACATGCCCTGGGCCAGAGACTTGATGATGCTCTCTCCCCAGCTGGCGACCTGCCTGCGCAGTGGCTCGATCACGCGTGTCCGTATATTGTCGAAGACCTTGAAGAACCGTTCTCCTATCACAACGGGGCCAGCGAGCAGGGCTGCCCCCAGCGCCACCAGCAAGGAGATCAGGCTGGGTAGCGCTCCGATCAGGCTCAAAACCACCGAAAAGACAGTGAAGAGACCAGAGATGAATATGCCGATGGCAAAGGTTAGAGAACCGAGCGCCGTGAACAGCATCAAGAATATAGGTGTCAACGCGCCGGCAACCAGGATGATTTCCTTGGTGCGTTTGGGCAACACTTTGAATCGGTCGGCTAGTACCTGCACGCCACCAGCAGCCATTTGTATGGCCTTGATCAGATCAGGCAGGGCTGCCTCGCCAAGGGTGAGGGCGACCTCATTGATGGAGTTCTTGAGTATCTTGAGCTGAGCATTGACCGAAGTCAGCGACCGCTGGAACTCATTGGTCAGGGCACTGCCATCATCGAACTCTTGATTGGCCTTACTGAGGGCCTCTTCCAGGTCGGGGACGGAAGCCGTCAGAGCGCGAACACCTCTGACCTCGAAGATAGCTAGGCCAGCCAGAGCACGCTTGGCAGGATCCTCGATCTGATTGATGGCGCGGATCAGATCAAGGAAGAACCCAACAGGGTCCTCACCTATGCGCTTGGTAATCTCCGCAACGGTCAGGCCAGCAGCCTGGGCTAATATCTCCCTGTTCTGGAGCATGTTCTCAAAGGCCCGCCTGACCGCCGTGCCAGATTCCTCGATGCTCAGACCAGCAGCCCGCAGGCCAGCGGCTAGGGCAACAAGCTGTTGGGGCAAAACACCAAGCAACTTGGCTGTGCTGATAGCATCAGAGACGGCATCAAGAATCTCGCTCTCAAAGACAGCCATGTCATTGCCCAAGCGGACAATAACGTTACCCAGCCTCCTGGCGAATGCACCAGGGCCGCCCACCTGGTTGGCCAGCTCGTCCCAGGCATTGGCCAGCCGGCCAAGGGCGGTGATGGATTGCTCGGCAGTCAGGTCAGTGGCAGAGGCCAATTCTGCACCAACTTGCACCAACTCCAGGATCTGTGGGATAGACTTGATGCCCAGCTGACCAGCCACAGCTGCTAGGTCAGCAAGGTCTTGCACGGCAGTGGGCACACGCAGGGCCATAGCGCGTAGGGCTGGTTCTAGCTCTCCACGAATTTGTTTGCGGCTGAGAGTGCCAACGGTTTTCCCGACCTTGACCAGGGCTTCGTCAAGATCTGCCAGTACCCCTATTGCCCCTTCCGCAGCGCGCCTCAGAGGGAGGCCCAGGAAGAGGGTCATGGTAATACCAAGATTGAGGAATGCCTGGCCGATCTGGCGCACACCGCTGAAGGCGCGGGTGATAGCCAGAGTAGTGCGCGAGAGACTACCTACAATGTTGCGGTTGAAGCTGACAAAGACGCCAGATACGACCTTGAAGGTGCGACCAACCTGATTGGTTGACCGCGCCAGTCGCTCATTGGCGTTAGACGCCTCATTGATGGAGATAGTATATTTCTTGGACTTTGCAGTGACAATGCCAGTTCCACGGCCCTGTACGGCAAGGGTCTGGCCGACTTTCCTCAGCGTCTTGTCCCAGCGCTTGAAGACATTGTCCGCATCTGCCGCGGATTTGGCAATCGTCTTGAGGCTAACCTTGACTCCGTCAACGTCAGCCCCCATACGCAAGACAACAGATTGGGGTGGCATCAGTTCTTCTTCTCAGTGCCCTCTGGCAAGCGCCCCTGTTTCATCGCCTGGCCAATCATGGCGCTCATCTCCAGCGCCTTCTTCTTGGCCCTCTTGGTAGCCGGGTCTTCTTTCCCCTGCTCGGCCAATTTCTTGCGCCTGATGAGATGGTCCCACTTGGACGGACGTGCCCAGGGCGTAAGCGAATCTATCGCACGCTCTAGCTTGCGGGCATACCGTTGTTGATGTCTTGCACCCCTTTTATCCCATGAAGATCTAGCCAGTGGAACGATGTTAGACAACCAACGCAGTTCGCCTGCTTTGTCCTCAACAATTAGTTTGTAGACTTCAATAGGCCATCCTATCCCATAGTCGCTGATGGCCCGGTAGATTTGCCTGTCGTCCCATCCGTATCCTGATCGGATGACATGGAAGAGCCGCTCTCTGCTTCTTCGCCTGCTGCCTGTAGCTGCGCTCCAAAAAAACGGTTCGCAAACCGCTGCACGGCATAACGAATGCCAGCTTGCTCATTCCAGATTACCTCGACGGCATCGTATAGCCAACCTGGATCAAAGTATTTGTCTATAAACTTACGATCCTCGGCCGTGACGGCGGCCGCCAGCTCCAGCAATGCTTCTTCGTCCAGGACCAGGCTGATGGCAGTTAGCAGGAATTCATATACTCCGACCTGCTGGTCTTCCTCGTAAATCCCAGACTCTTGCAATGCCTGTATGGCCTTGATCCCGTGTCGGCCTAGCCAAGACATGATGCGACCACTCTGGCGTGCGTAGTCTGCGCCAGTCTTGACAAGTTTGATCTGACGACCACCTATGCTGAAGACGTGTGGGTCGTCAGTGTGCCAATACATGCGTTCCTCTGCCATTCCACTACTCCATGCGGCTGCCAGGATGATCTCCTGGCAGCCTGTGATTTAGTTACTAGCCACCGATCCATTGCCATTGACCAGTAGATTCCCAATCTATGTCCAGCGGGATGTAGTCATCCACTGTACCAGAGTGGGAGATCTGCAGCCAGGCGTCGCCAGTCCAGTAGTAGGACGAACTTTCGCAGTCAGGGTAAACCATCAGGGTGTAGGATTGATTGGCCAAGGCCGCATTGATGGGCAGATGGTCAGTGCTATCGTACAGCGTGCTGATGCTACCATTTGCACTGAAGTAGCTGCCGCTCCTAGTCACCCACTTTGCCGAGGCTGAAGCAGGGCAAACCATCACCCTGGGTTGCTCGATCTTCTCCTGTTCGATGTTGACTTCCCAGTCGTTCACGTTGGGAACTGCGTTCGGGAAGCCAATATAGATCAGGCCGTTTTCTCCGAAGACAGTAGCCATGTTAGAATGCCTCCGTCATGTTATCTACGATGCGAAAGGCGCTATGGCGGTAGGTTCTGTTCTGTACGCAGAGCAGTGCCTGTTCCGCTAATCGCTTCCTTTCACTCTCGTGATCTAGATAGTATAAGACTTTGTCGCGCAACTCTTCAGGCGATTCATATGTGGGGACCGAATCACCAAAGAGTTCACGGAGTTCCTCTCTGCCACTGTCGCATAATTGCAACGATCCACATGCTGCAATTTCTATTGCCCTATTATTCAGACTCCATGCGTCCCCATCACTGATCAAGTAAGGCGAGAAACCCGTAGTCTGCCTATAGGGCAAGTCGATGCGGAAATCCATCCGCCGTGCCTCTTTGCGATGAATATTGAGGCAGATGGCCGCTCTCCTATATTGGTCGGCCACTTCTGCATTGTTCCGTATGCCTTCACGGTAGTACGGCTCAAGGCTGCTGTACTCGTCCAACAGGTGTGTGAAATAACCCTCCAGTCGGAAGTTTATCCCAGACCAGTCAGTCTCGCCCAGCAACTTCATACGTGTTGGTTGACCGCTGCCACAGAAGTACACGTCGTGCGCAGTTTGCTCTGCCCATGCCGGGTAATGAACTCCTTCGTCATAGGCGTGGGGAAGCCAAAATGAACGGGGGTTCAGATGGCGCAATCGTTTCACAAACGCTCTTTCGCTTGTCCATACGATATTGGCCATCGAAGCCGCCTGGAGTTCCTCCTCGACACGGTAAGGAGACTCTGTGAGCAACAAGCCAATCACGTACGGCCTCCGTAGCCGTTCCTGTAACTCCCTCAACCAATCCCATAACGAACCGAACAACATCAGGCCCGTTACTACCAACACAAGATCAGGCATGTACGTGACCACATCGGCCAAGACTGCCTTGCTTGCTATGTATACTACGTCACCCTCTTTCCGTACATAATCCTCGTGAGTCTCAGCCCACTTGTCCACTGCTCCAGATGCCACGACCAACTCCTGGTCATACCGACATGGTCTGGCATCAATGCCTATCGACCTAAACCCGTTGACAATATACTTTGAGACATCAAAGGTCGACGAGTTGTGTCCTGAGTATACCACAAGAACCTTTTCCACGTCCATCAGAAGATCGCGCCCCATTTCTCTTCAAACTTCTTCAGGTTGGCGATCACCATGGGGTCGGCATCGTCAACCATTCTTACCTCTGGATGCAATGCCAGCGCCATGTGGTTCAGAATGAACTTCCCCCCAGCCAGGGCCATCCTCTTTCCTAAGTCAAGATCCTCGTAGCCGTAGTCTCCATCATACATTGTATCAAAGTTGCCCACTTTAGACAACATCGCCCTGCGCACCGCCAAATTGCCTGTCCAGCAGAAGCGCCACAACGACGTGCGCCTGATGAAAAACAGCGTCCTCTCGTCGGTGTCTGGATTGAAGGATTGATTGCATAGCAGGCCCAGAGAGACATCGTACATCTGCAACGCCAACGAGTGGGCAAAGATCAGGCCCGGGCTAGGAACCACATCGTCATCCAGGAACACGATCTTGGGCCGCGTCGTCAGCTCAATGCCCCTATTCCGACATGATGCTGCACGGCACCCTTCTTTGGGCCTCAAGGATTCGTAGATTACGCCATCTGGGATCACAGGATCCTTGTCAGACCCATCGTCAATTACGGCAATCTCAAGGCCCGGTGGCAGTTTCTCTATAATGCTCTGCGGGCCTCTTGGCCTGTTGTAGGTCAGGATGATCACCGAGATGTCGTCAAGGGTAACAAAAACTCGCCCCTTGGTATTATAAGCGGCCCTGGCTTCCGCAGCCGCAGTCTCCAAAGATAAGTTGCCAGACAAGATAGCCCTCCACTACTCCCTCAAATGGCCCATCAAACTTGGCACGCAATGCTGGGTGATCAAAGGTCGTCAGCAAGAAACCGCACTCTACCAGCCAGCGGCGTGATTTGGGGATGATGTCGCCTAACATCTCCTGCCCCTCATTAGCCACCATCACCTCATACCTACGCCCTGTCGTTATGACTGGCAAGGAATAGATATGCCTGTCAAAGAATGTGTATACCTTGCCAGACAGAAACTCTTCTAGTGTGCGCGGCGGTTTCACTGGCTCTTCCTGCGGCACAGCCTCGTCCATGGCCACCGTCACTTCCTCTACCTTCTTCTTGCTCTTTTTAGTGGGCATCAGCATACCTTACGTCAATTTGAACATCAACGGTCTGTTCGTAGAACACCAAACGATTGTAGGAAACTACTTGTGGCGCGTTCATTCTCACTATCCTACTTGCCAGGGCGGTACCACCCAGCCTGCTGATTGGTCTCCATTGCTCCAAATCCACATCAGCCAGCAACGTTTTCAGCCGCGTCTCAGCCTCAGAGATTGATGAGACATTGGCTCTGACCAGGAACACCAACCGCACATGCCATATCCATATCAGCGGCTGCTCGGGGTTTTTGTTGCCTCCGCCAAACATGGTGTAGGCCCCGTAATTGACATTGGGGGAAGCAATCAGATAACGCACCACCTCGTCATGGCCACCAGCCTTGCAATTGTCGGTCGTCAGGTTGCTTGCACGCGAGATGAGGGCGCTGACCAAGGCCGCTTCCATCGCCGAATAGTCACTAGCCATTAGCGGGGCCTCCCCTCAACACAAGGTTGCCCTGCATCTCCTGGGCTATCGCAAGGTAGGAATCAGAGATCATCTCTGCCACCTCGTCGCCATGTATGGCCATGAAATGACCGACGTAATCATATCCTGGATGGCCCAGGGGGAACTTGTGCTTGGCATAATAGGCTGACGTACCATGTCTAGCCACGCTAAAGGTAATGCGCCGAGCCGCCCTTCTAGCGGATAGATGTGTAGGGCTGCCACGTTCGGCATTGATGGCCTCTGGCACACCCAGCACTTTCTTGAGTGCCCATTCGTACACTTTGGGATCGAAGCGGCCAGTAGGGGGCGTGCCCTCGCGAATGCGCTGGAGATTCTCGCTCTCCTCCCTGATCTCCCACTCACGCGGCGATGGCCTATGTATGACAATCGCCCTCCTGGATGCACCAGTGTAATTGATGTCCGCGAAATTGCGATCAATGTAGTCGTTCCACAAGGCCGTGACACGCTCGAAAGCACTGTTGACATGCCTGTCATACAGTTCGTCGCTGGCAAGCTTGAGGAATGTTGCCTGTAGCCTTTTCATGCGGCTACGCAACCATATCCTAGCCATCAGAATGCTCTTACCCTTCGACCAAAGAAGCGGCGTGCTATGCGCTCAATAGACATCTCACTAGGCACAACTGTGTCCTCACCCTGCCTGGCCTGGGCAAAGTCAAGGGCCATTGATGCATCTGACCCTCCCCGCTCCTTCATCAACGCAAGTTGAGCCACGATCATCTTCAGTCCAGTCTTGACCATCTCTGTCACATCAGCGGTCGCCGTGCCACCAACATAGGTGATGGTAACATTCTGGCGGCCTACAGGGAAGACGGCCTCACGTCCCCACAGTGCCGCCTCAACCTCTGTAGGAGAGATAGTCTTGATGCGTACATGCGTCTTATAAACTTTGTACGTTGTGTTGCCCTGCGTCGAACCGTCAACAGAGAGATCGGAGACGGAAACGATAGGTGGATGGTCCACAAATAGCGTGTCAGTACCATCTCCGTCATGAGCTTCATCGGTGTAAGTGGCCGTGCCAGAGATCTTTTTGTCCATCCAGTCCTCGGCAATAGCAATGGCTTGGTTATAATGAGCATCAACCAAGTTGTCGCTAGGCACGCCGAATTCGATTTCCACATCCTCTTTGGTGAAGAGTTCCCAAGCCATCTTCAGTCCTCACAATATTCTATCAGTGCTATCTCGGCATTATCCCTCTGCCCAGGCATCTTCCACATGATCGCGTCTGGCATATCGGTGTAGGCTGCCGCATCCGCTGATGTGCTGGAGGACCCCAAGAACCTGACCATCCATTTGAAATGCCTGCTCCTCAATTCCGTCCCTGGGCGGATGCTCATGATAAATCTCCCGCTGGTGGCCAACTCCTCGGCTGCTTCCATATCATCCACGAAGATGATTCGGGGATCTTTCCCCCAGCCCTGTTGCCTGACCAGCGCCGACGCACTCCCGCCTACTACAATAGCATACCACCCGAGATAGGTATTGTCAACAACTGACTGCAATGTTCGTAGCAGTTGCTTTCTCTGCAATAGATTCTTCTTGCCACTCCCATATTCGATAATGACGCAGATATCACGCACCCCATCACGTGGTGAGGGTGAGTGCATCTCTTTTTCCGAGATCCATGTCTCTCCCCGCGCCATCATAGTGTAACAGATCTCTAGATTATTCACCACACGCGTGATATCCCACTCATGGGCTGCAATCTCCATAATGTCTTTGCGATTGAGGTCGCCCACGTTGTTGATGGCATCCATATATTCCTGAAGATTGCCACAGTTGAAACCAGAGACGCCGTGCTCAACGTATTCAGGCAGGCAACCATCACGTGAAGTGATGACTGGCACGCCGCAAGCCTGTGCCTCAAGTACAACAATCGAGCCGGGCTCACAGTATCGGCTGGGCAATATCAGGGCCTTAGCGTTAGATAAGTGATGCATCTTCTCTGGGCCAGTCAGGGGGCCGATAAATGACACAAGGCCGTGACTGCTTTCGATGAGTGGCAGTAGGCGATTGTCAAAGTAGGCCCTGTCCCAATCCGTCTTGCCAGCAATGAGCAATTCTGTGCCAGTGGCTATAGCCGCTTTCACGGCGATGTCGGCACCCTTTCGCTCCGAAATGACGCTCATATACAGCAGGTAGTTGCTAGGGGCCTCTTTGAAGTAAGGACGGAAGTCACTGGTGACAACCCCGTTGTAGAGCACACGGGCACGCCGCAATCCTAAGCGGTGCTTCAGGGCATAGCTGGGTAGAAGTAAGTTATGGTCAGATTGCGGTAGCTCGTCGTGCACATGGTTGATGATGGGCCACTCAGGATGCCTGTCCTGCAAGAGATGGCGATGAGTATGATCATGAATCACATGATACTTGACCCTCTTTCCTATGATTTTTTCTACGGCATCCACATACTGTCCTTCATGTTGCCAGCTGTGCTGTGGTTCACCTAGGGTATAGAGGGTGCCAGAGAACTTTGAGCCAGTAGTGGCAAAGAGGTCAACGCGATGGTCTCGCGACTGCAACTCCATCGCCATATCGTAGACTACTCGTTGCAATCCGCCCCACCCATCAACGGGGGTAGGTAATACGTTGTCACTTACCATGGCAATGTACATTGGTGTCCTTCCAAATCCCCATGAATGCTTCTATGACACGTATACATCTCTGAGTGGCGTGTCCCACGTCGTAAAGCATGGCCGCAACCCAGTAATCCCTCAAGTGTTTGTACTTGTTGGGGGCCGCCAAGGCCTCCGTGATGGCCTGGCCAAGATCGTCTAGCGTCACTAACGCTCCAACCGCGAATTGCTGGCCGTCGCCGCCAGACCATTGCCTGGCCTTGATAACATCGGTCAGGTGTAGCACTGGCTTATCCAGCACTGCGAACTCGATGGCCGTGCTAGACTGATCCGTGATCAACACATCTGCTGCCTTCAGCCAGGGGGTGATGTCGCCAACCTCCACGGCGCCATCACGTTTGTGGAAATCGGGGTGGTGCGGCACAACCACAAATGTGCCATGTTGCGATGCTATTTTCTGCACATCATCCACAAGGTGGAACGTGCCAACAGTGGACAGGTCCGCACGATTCCACGACGGGGCGAATAGAATCACGGGTTTCGCACCGGCCTTCGCTGGTGGCACATTGGCGTCAACGAGTGCGTCAGCCTTGGGCCAACCAGTTACGAAAGCCTGCCTGGAAGTAGGGAAGTACTGGCGCATGAACGTGAGCCACCAGGGGCCTGGCAACAACATCAGGTCGGCCAAGTTATCCGCCTTGTTCTGATTCAGGTGCCAATCGAAGCGCTGATTGCAAAAAGCCCACTTGGATGGACTCAGGCCATGTGGCAACCAAATAATAGGCACAGATGCACTACGTATGGAGCCGGCATTGTCCACCAGGATGAAATCTTTGTCAGCGCCTTTGGCAACTGCCTCATGACCTGCCGCGCGAAGTCCAGCAACCAGCCTGGCCATGGCTGCCGTGTGCTTGGTATCAGTGCTTAGTGCTAGAAATCTCATGCAGGTCTCCTGAAATAGAATACGACCTGACTTTGCCCCATGTAATCGGTGACGGCCGGATCTCGTGGTTCTAGGAATAACTCCAGATTGCACTGCCGTGCTAGATATAGCAATGAGCTGAGGGAATACAACGAGATATGCCCATTGTCGCAATTGGCAGTATTGCAATACCACCACTCGGCGTCTGGCTTTGAGTCGCGGCAGATCTCAGCAAAATCTCGACACCCGGTTGTTCCACAGAGTACACCGCCAGGATTCAAGAGTGCACTTATGTTGGTAAACTCGGCAAGGGGCTGCACAAAGTGCTCGGCAACCTCGATCAGGGTGATGATATCAAACGTCTCGCGGGGTAGCCCATTGCTTAGATCCCAATGTCCAGCCCCTCTCAACCCGAGGTCGGCACTAAGAACATCGAATCCAGCCCGACTCAGATATTCCTGCCCGGTCAGGGTTCTATCCCCAAGAGATAAAGTCCTTACTCCGCCGCTGCGATACATTTCAAGTGCTCTCTTTGCCACTCCGACTTCCCTCGGGCCCCGCCGCCCCGACGCGATATCATATTGCTCGTAGCCATCGCCGTAGAACTTAGCCATGTCCACATGGTCCAGGGCTGTCGTGAAGGCAAAACGACAGAAGGGGCAAACGTAAAAATCATATTGGTCGGCGAACTCCTTGCGGGTTGTTGGTATCGAGTAAGCATACTTGGCTTGGCTACCACATATCTTGCATTTCATGAATTCACCACGACTCCACATGCAGCTTCAATAACATCATCACCGGGTTTGTCCATACCATCGAATACGAATTCCACGATACTGTTCACCACGACTTTCGTATCAGTGAGGAGGTCACGGAACTGCACCTCCATGAGTGGCCCCCTGAACTGGAGAAGATTAGCGTCCAATGCCTTCCTGACATCATAATACCATTCGCTGGCTTCACGTGCACTTGCACCATACGCCCGTCTATACGATGCGATGCTCTCTTCTGCTGGTCTCCTGGCAACTATTACTCTCAGATCTTCAATCAATGGGGCTAGGACGGGTAACGTGTAACAAAGGCCTGGATCCTTGACTCCCCAGATCGGGTAACTACTCCTAGCAGCCTGAAAGGACTTGAATCTCTCTATGCCTTCAGGGATGGTTATAGCCCTACCTTCCCATGTTCCAACCTTTAGGGGCTGTCCCTTTTCTAGAGTGCCACCATGAGCCATTGCCCGATTGAATTCGTAGAACTCTCTGTCTTCGTAATTTCCCCAGCGATTTGTTGGACCAGGAGCACTAAGTTTGGCTCCCATGAATACACCAAGATGATGCAGGACGTTGGCAACAGCACTGGTCCCTGATCTGCCCGTGCCAATAACAAATATACATCGATTGATTAGTGTATCCACAACACCTGTCCACTGAGAGCACTCATATCGCCACAGCAAATGGTGCGTATAACCCTCGCCACACGTTCGGGCTTGTCCAATCCATCTTCCCTGCCAAACATATCATACCTCAACTGCGTGTCTGTCCGACGCGGTGCTACGGCGAACACTGACACGTTCATGGGAGCTAGTTCCTGAGCAGCAACGCCAGTCAGGTTGGCCAGGCCCGCCTTTGATGCTCCGTATGCCGCCAGTCCAGCACGCCCACCCTTGACACTGGACGACACAACGTTGACAATGATGCCATTCTCGTGCAGGATCGGCACGGCGTGCTTGATGCACAGGAATGCACCAGTGAGATTGGCGGACATTACCCTCTCCCATTCTGTAACATCCATGCCAGCAATCTCACCACGATAGCCTATCCCAGCATTGTTGATGAGCACGTCAAGCCCGCCGTACTTCTCGTGGATCTTTGACATCATTCGTTGCACATCATCTTCCTCCGATACGTCTGCCACGCAATGATCGACGCCCAGGTTACTTGCCAAGTTGCGGAGAGAGCGTTCGTTTCGACTGTTGATAACGACCTGATAGCCCGCATCGTGTAGGGCAATAGCAGTATGATAGCCTATGCCCCTGCTACTGCCCGTAACTAACGCTACCTTCTGCTGTCGGTCGTATAGTTTTGCAATCTCAATATCTGGCCTATAAGTGATCTTGACCAGGTTGTTGCCACCACTTAGTATCTTGACTTGCTTGCAACCAGCTAGTATTTCCGTCTCATTGTCATCTATGGTTTCCAGCGCATCAGCGAGGACTTGATAGCGAAAGGCTTGTGGTGTGAGGGAACTGTGCCACCTGTTGCGTCTTAGACGGCTTACCATGAAGCCCTCACTGTCAATCTCAATAGGAGTATCAACCAGTGGCAGGCCATAACCAGCCGCTCCATAACGCCATGCAGCCTCTGCGATTGCATCAACCTGCGTTGCTCTTACAAAGGGTCGCGCGCCATCATGGATGACTACCACATCGCACTCTGGGATACGAGCAAAGGCTCGCCGTAGCGATTCCACCCGCGTTTTGCCACCCAGCACATTGGTGACTCCGAGGGCGTAATGGCCAACAGGGACGGCCACGACAGTGCGTTGCTTGTCGAAAGCATCCAAAGTCACATCAAGAATCGACCTGGTACCCAGCGGCATGAATGGCTTGGGCACTATCGTACCAACCCTTGTCCCACTGCCAGCGGCCAGTATGATGTAATAGGTGTTCATTACCGCGTCACCCCGTCAATGCCAGTGTTGTTTGATGGCACGTTGGGCAGATTGTGCCAATTGTACTGCGCGATGATCACTGGATGATAATAGAACTTTACCCCATGCTTCATCAATTGCTTGAGGAACAGCCAGTCGGCATGGGCCGCCTTCGTCTTGCCCCAACTGATGTGATCGTAACGGCGATGCATGACCCTCAGCGGTTGAATCCAGTTGGCGACTTGGAACAATCTCTCGTCCATGCTGCCATTCCCTGGTTGCCCCTTGATGCCCCAATAATTCACTTGGCGGCCATGCCTGATCTGCACCACGTCGCAATACACCAGCCCAATTGAGTGGTTGTTGTCTAGCACCCTGCCACGTATTGCCAGGCTACGGGGATAATAGATGTCATCGTCGTCGAGATAGGCAACGTACCGTCCCCTGATCATGGTGCTGTTCTCCCTGCACCATTCGTAGCCATAAGGGAACCCGTGATTCTCTGGAGAGTGCACATAGACAAATCTAGGATCGCCAAGCCGCTCGATCATGGGCCATACATTTTCACCCCCGTCGTTGTAGATGACGCATTCCCAGCGCCTATCAGTCTGACATTGTAGAGAACGCAGGGCTTCATACAACATGCGTGGCCGTTTATACGTCAGGGTAAGCACTGTGTAACGAGGGTCCGGGACTGGATCGCCTACTTGGTAGATCCGCTCATCATGCATGATACAACTCCGCCCACTCGCTGAGAACACAACTCATGTGCATAAGATAATGTGACCACATGGGTGGACACTCGCTCTTTGCCAGTAAGTGCCTGAAGGTATTGGCAAACTGGTAGACCTGCTGGGCATAAGAAGGGCTTGGCCCTACGCCAGTCATAGCCTCGTCGATCAACGGATAGAGCCAGTGAGAGATTGATTCGCAGTATCTTTCTCTGACCCATTCCTTAGTGATGTCCCCGCTCTTGGCATGATCGACAACAGGATTGCCTACAATTACACCATGATTGTTCTTGTCCAACAAATGCTTGGCCACATAGCCGGCCCAAATATCGTCGTACCTGTCCCATTGAGGGTCCTTATTGCTGTGCCAATGCATAAGGGCAGGGGCCAAGCGTATGTCAAAGGTGTAATTCATGCCACACCAGGGGAAGAACTTCCCCTTATCCACAACTGCATCAGTGACTGCGGCAATGTGTATGTCTGACCATTCATGTTGACAGGTCAGCTTGTCAGCGGCTGACAGGTCGAGATGTCCCGACCAAAGCCCCATCTGTGCCATGATCGCATCGCAATGGCCGCGGCCTTCTCTCAGGAAGGTCAAGCCGTTGCGGTAATCGGGTGGGTAGCCCCTGGCAAAGCGGCGCGATGGGCCCAGGGGGATAGTGTTGACCCACCTGGCATCACCAGTCAAAGTGGCCTTGGGCCAGCAAGGCTCGGACTGACGATTGAACCACAGGCTGGGCCAGAAAGAGGGACGGGTATAACAATCATCGTCCAGGGTAATAACGTACTGGAAGCCTTCTCTGTAGGCATAGTAGTAGCCAAAAGAACGACATGCTGACGAGCCTTGATCTATCAGCCAGTAACGATTGGCACCAATGTATTGCTTAGCTGCCGTGTGATCCATGATGGTGAAGCGATCATCATCAATATTGATCACTCCATGATCTCGGTCTTCGACAACTAGAACCCTGACATCATTGGGGATGCCGTCCAGCATGAATGGATCCACATTTCTAATGCTCGGTATCACCACTAGCACAGAGGGATTGATAAGCATTGTACCACCAACTCCATTGCCTCTCGTAGGTCCGATGAGTCCTGACGTAATGACGACCATTCCTGCCATAGCGATCTCGCATAGCAGGATTTCTTGCCAACGACACAATGCCTTTGGTCCAGTCTCGCGGGTTGCGTACCACGATGCCCATTTTGTATTTCGACACCGTTGCGCCATAGGTTACGGCACTGGCGACCACTGGAACACCTAGATAGCCAGCCTCTAGCACCCTCAGGTCCGACTTGGACATAGAGAACTTGCTTTTGTCTGAGGGGGCGATGATGATGTCTGCGTCAGCCAACCACTGCATATATTCGTGATGTGGTTTAGCGTCCAGGCATGTGAATCTATCGCGAGGCAACTGGTTCATGAAATGATAGCCAGCCTGTGATAGGCCTACTGTATCGAAGTCTATATGTGGACACGCCTTCATGGCCTGCGCCATAGGATCGTGGATGATAGCCAGGTCGTCATAGTGGGTAGGAGAACCGCCCCAGCGGATGCGTACCCGTCCGCCATCTGCTACCCGTCTTTCTATGCCGCGGAATTCTTCCTCAGACACGCAATTGGGGATGATTTTGACATTGTGGAGATGCAACAGCTTCTTATAGAAGTTGGCCAAGAAACTACAGGTGACAGTCACCAGATCGGCTTGTTTCAGGCACTGCTCTAGGACATATAGTCGTCCCTTGGCCATGCGCGCTACCATGTGGGCATCAAATTGTGTGGCCCAGGCGATGGCAGGAATGTCAACTCCCTCGCTGGCCAAGATGTCTTGCCACTTCTCAATGATATCTATCTGAGTTCCCCAAACCACGTAGAATGGATTGCGGTGTGGGATGACATGCAGGGCATCATCCATATCCACAACCACCTTGACGCCATATTGCTTGCACTTGGCCAGGATAGACAGCATCTCAGCCTCTGCTGGCCTCGTGGACAGGAAGATATCAGCGCCTTTGATGCCGTGCAGGACTGCGGAAATGCTATCAGCCCAGATGATGTCGGCCTTGCCGTTCCTTTCCAGTTGCTCTAATGGCAACCTCAACCTGTGATCGTAGACTCGCCCCTTCAACAAGGGGATCATCACCACTATGCGCACGCTACGCCCCTAACTGAATTTAGAATCTGATACTACAAAATAACTTTCCTCAGCCGCTTTGCCTGTGCCCGTGGAATAGAAGCGATAGTACCATGTGCCAGCCTCGTCGATGTCAATGTCCACGTAATACGTCCCCGTCGCGCTCTTCACGATGTCACCAGGGTCGTATGTGTAACTGTCTGTGTTGCCCGATGGGTCTTTCACCTCGGCTGCAACCGCCGTCGGATCAATCTCATTGCCGTCGCTGTCCTTGAACACCGCTGTCAGCCGAACCTTGTCTCCAACGTCTATCGCCATCTTACCCTCCCAACGGAAACATCGTCATGGTGACGGTGTTTGCCGCTTCATATGTCAGTGTGATGGAAATATTCACATCTGCGCTGACGGCAACGCTGTTGGTTGCGCTACTGCCAGCGGTCACGCTGGTCACTACATCATGAGACACTGTAACCGTTGCATTGTCAGCCATCGTCTACTCCTCTACGCCTGTCTCGACCGTCGTCACAACCTGAGCCGAGACTTCTATGTCTGCGATGTCCACGTCTATGTCGGGCCAGTAGTTGTCAGGCCAGTAGTATATTGGCCAATAGTAGAGTGCAACCGAGTAATCCTGGCTAACTGCCATCTAACGTCACCGCCAGTCTATTGCCGTTCGTGTCCACCGTTGCCACAATGCGATCCTTGGTATCTGCCACGTCCCGGAACTTCTGCGTCGTAGTACGGCCGCCAGAACTTATCCCCGCATTGGCCGCGAGGATGATTCGCAACATCGCCTCCAGTGATAGTGAGCCTTCTCCGACTGCTGTTAGCACATCAGTTGCTGCAATATCGTTCAAATCGTCCAGCGTCGTCTTGGTCCCGCTGATGCTATACCCCGTCTTGTCGTTCACAGTATCCACGGAGTAGCCCGTCTTATCCCCCATGCTGTTTACTGTGCCAATTGTAACACCAGACTGATCAGCGGCCAAGCTGTATCCAGTTTTGTCATTCACCGTATCTACGGCATAACCCGTCTTGTCATTGACGGTGTTCACCTCACCAACAGTAACACCCGACTGGTCGGCACTCAGATCGTATCCCGTCTTGTCATTGTTTGTGCCTACCGTCACTGTGGCCGTGTGTAGATCAAAGTCCGTCAACTCGATCTCCAGCACCACGGGAGCCATGTCGGTAGCCCCCTGGAGCATGATCACTACCTGGTCTGCACCGCTCGCTAGGCACGCATCTGGTAGCCCGATCTCATATACGCCCGGCATGTTCGTGGCATCCACTTCCACAAATCCGCCACTTGTCCACGTTCCAACAGCCGCAGTCGCCAGCGTGATAGCAGTCGGTGATGAGTCGCCTGGTCGGATGTAGTACGCGGCCAAGCCCGACGAGTTGTACGTAAGTCCAGTCAGGCCAGAGCCATCGGTGGCTGAGGAGTCCAGGATGAACACGTGTACGATCTTGCTGGTTGTGCCCTTCACGAGTGCCAGTTTCATGCCCTCATGCCTCCTGCCATGCCTGGGTGTGTAAGCAGCCCGCCACCACTGGCGCTCAGCATCTCAACCTCTTCCCGCTTTCTGTCCATCGTGTACTGGATCGTGCGGGTCAGAGACCCATCGGCAGATGTGATGGTGACGGTGTGGGGAGTATAGAACGTATCGGTGTCTTCTGGCGGATTAATGATCTTCACCCGCTTCTCGTACGTCACCCACTGAGACGTGATGTCCCCACTCGCGTCCGTTGTGACTGAGAATACCTGCGTGCCATACTGATCCTTCATCACCACCGTGGCATCAGCCATCGGACTGAAATTCTCATCAATCACCTTCAGGTCAAACGAAAACTGATAATAGACCGTTACGCCTCTATCCGCCCCCGTAATATCATACGTCTTCACGGTGAAAGTGCAGTTGCGCATATAGCAGGTTGATGTGTTGGGGTAATTCTGCCAGAATACGACCTCATAGACAGTGAGGCCCACAAATGTGCCACTCTGTCTCAACTTGAGTTGGTCTGTTATCCTTGTGTTCGAGAGTGTCGTTGGGCTCTCGCTAAGAATGAGCGCGGTGATGTTGGAGTGTTCTATGTCTACCGCGAGCGTTGGTTCCGTAGTCCCCCTCATCAGGATAGAGTCCAAAGACTCTAAATGGAGTTTAGCGTTATACAAGGTATACTGCGATCCATCCGTATACACAGATGCGCCGAAGAGCCTCAGCGTTGGCCCACTCGAATCTACGGACTGGAACCCATCAACAGAATAACCTGCGAAATATACCGCGCCGCCGCCTCGGCCAAATTCAAAGTTGCCATTTGCTGCGACCTTTTCTCCAAACTGCACTATCGTGCCAGCATTCTGCAGGTAGAAGCGCAGTCCCAAGACGCTGAAGTCTAGGAAACTGTACATATTCTTGAAGTAACCAGCGTTACTGGGATCACCGACCTGTACAGAGGCAAGAAACTGGTAGCCACCATGATATGTCTCGCGTCCTCTCGTGAATGAGACCAGGCCCCAACCTGCGGCTTGATCGGCATCGTATATGTCCTTTGGTGTGGCTGGCGTCCCCTCAGAATAACCAGTGATCAGTATACGATTATTCCCACATTGACACTTGCCGGTGGAGTTTGCTCCTCCCTCCGTCACGCCAGATATAGCGGATATGCGACACCGTACCCACATTCCGTACTTGCCATTGATTCCAGTCCGTACCCAGTCTACTGGTGGGACAAACTCAATTGCATTTTGCCCCAACACCGTGAACCCACTTGTATTATCGGTAACGGTCAATGTTGCCCACCCACTTGCATCAATCGAATAATACTCCCACACGAACGTCACCGAAGTAGCGGTAAACGCCGTACCGACATAAATCTGTAGGTCGTCCCACCGTTCGTACTTCCCGAAATACAAAGCATCATCTACTGCGGCATCATCAGGGAAATAATCAAACGCTGTGTTCCCCGCATTGTTTGCCGAGAACGCCCCACCGTCGTCTGTGTAGATGTAGGACAAGTCCTGCCACGTGTTAGGATACGTGATCCCCATCAGACGCCCCCGATTGCCTCAACTTTGAGTTTGTTCAGGTCATCATGCAGTGCTTGCAACTTATCTCTTTCGACTGTCAGTTCGGCCAGATGCTCATCTACCCCAGACGCAGTCGGGAAGCGTGGCATAGCCGCGAATTCGTTCAGGAAGGCTTCTAACTCATTAGCACTGAGAGACTGCGAGTTGTAAGCATCAAGTTTCGCTTTCAGGCTACTGGTTGCAGCAATCTCATCCTCCAGCCGCCTGATCTGGTTCTCCAGGCTCATCTCGCTGCCACGCAGGTATATCTCATCCCGCACCACGCGGTAGCGGTGCACCACATCCTTGTCCCGCCGCTCATACGCCACCGTCCGTGGCTTCTCGCCCTTCGGCACTCTCGTCAGTCCGTATGGCATAGTTCTATCACCTTGGATTTAATGCGAGGAAAATCAATCAAGGAACTTCTTTGATCCGCCATGGCGGAAGATCTTCTTCATCTCAGCGGGGATGAACACGTCAATCGCCGCAGCGTTCTCTATCACCGACCAACCTTCGGCAAGTGCGAACGAGTAGATCACTGCCCGCCTGATTGCTGGGTCACCAGTAATCAGACTGACTTGATAGGCTAGACCCACCAAGATCAGGGCACCCACCTTCTTGGCAATGCCGCGGAAACTGGTGTCACTCGAAACGCGCCGCTGCACGATGGCGCGTAGCGTCCCCATGGCTATGTCTAGCAACATAATGCTTAGTAAGATACGTAACGGCAAGTCCCAGCCACCCATGACCGCAAGGAGAGCACCAATGAGGGCCGCCAAGCCAGCCTTCAGCCAATGCATTTCACAACCTGTGGCAGGGGGAGGGCTTGGCACCCTCCCCCTAACTATCTTACGTCGGCGTCGCTCGGCGGATGACGGCATGGGCTGCACCCCAAGGCACCTGAATCGCATGATACGATTTCAGTCGCCACTGGTGTGTGTCCGTGTTTTCAACCACAGGCACGTAGGAAAGGAATGCCTCGACCGGGTCGCCCAATTCAGGATTCAGCACGACACGTGACATGCCGCGCTCTGGATTGAGGTTGACCAAGGCGATTGTTTCCTCTCCAGAACCAAGAGGATGAACTGTCGTCAGCGCCGTCTGCGAACCATCGTCTGTATACGTGGTGGCGGTACCTGTAGGCGCGCCATTGGTATATGTCTTAGCCGCTATGATGTCAACGAGATCGAAGTCGTCATCGTTGTTGTTCGTAGCGTCAGAGCGATAGATCGCATACAGCTCCGCATTAGAGTCTGCAGTCCAGCTCAGATCCACACTGCCGTTCCCACCACCGCTCAGTGTGACACCACTAGAGACAGTACCAGCTTCTTGCTCGCCGTAGCGAGTAATAGAAGCGATCTTGTAGTAGTAGGTGTCATCATCCAGTGTACCGCTTGTTCCACCAGTAGCACTGACAGCTGGGCTGGTTGTAGTAGAAGCAGGTGCCATGAAGCTGGACGGGAGGATCGGGATGCCCTTATAGGTGGTCATCACGAAACCGCCCTCGTACTCGACGCGCGGCACTTCTCTCTGGATACGTGTTTGCAGGCCAGAGACCTTGTCGATCATGTCCTGGCTCATCAGCCACACGTAGTCGTCGTTCAACGTTTGGCGATACTTGAGCTTGCTTGTCGCCAATGCAGAATCCAGGTTTGTCAAAGCGATAGTGCCATCGACATCTATCACGTTGGTAGATGAAGCGTCGTTGAGCAACCATGCATACCAGCCTGGATATTGAATAGCGTCACCAGTAAAGGACAGCTCGTCAGAGCAACCCCAGATGGTGGCAAACTCAAGTACGTCGGCAAACCCCTCGATAGTGGCCATCAGCTCCTCTTCCAGGACATCTGCATAGGACCGTGCCGCAGAAACCAGGAAGTCAGTGACCTGACCGTGCACGCGCAGGATCTTGACCTGCACTTGCCGACGGTCATAAGTCGACTGAGTATAGGTAGGAGATGGGTTCTCGCCCTCAAAGCGACCACGAGGCAGTGCCGTTCGGCGGGTGATCTTATGGATATGACCATCCGCAGAGACCATCGGCACCATCGAGGTCAGGGGGCTGAGATTGAGCAAGGTTTGCCGAATCAAGGGTTCAAGGTCTTCAGCCACGAGGTACTGGCCACTTCCAGTAGTGGCCTGAAGCACTTTCCTTAGTTCGGTAGTCATTGTCTTACACCTCACCGGATGCGTTGTCGAAGGACACGGCCGATTTCGCTTTTCATCTCGTCGCGGGTCATCCCGCTCTTGATCTCAGCCGTTGCCTTCTCTTCTTCGTCAGTATTGGGTACACCAGCACGGCGATCCTGCGGCTTCTTAGCCTCCTCCAGGTCGGCCTCCAGATTAGAGATCCTGTCGCTCAGCGCATCGATAATCGACGTAAACGTCTCGATGAACTTGTTCAACTGGTCGTAATCCGAGGTAGGCCCAGTGGCCCTGTCCATCTCTGCCTCGAGGGCAGGTTCTGGCGCAGGCTCAGGCTCCGTGACTTCTGCATCCTCAACGGGCCCTGTATTTTCAACGGGCTCGGCAGGCTCAGCCGCCATAGCTTCCTTGACAGCCTCGCCAACAGCTGAGGGCAGGTCACCCAACACGGTCTTGATTTCTTCTATTCCAGCCAATACCTTATCCATAGCGTCGTCCGCTCCCTTCTCCTCTGGCACCTCGTCCGTGCGCGCTTCTTCCGCGTCACCTTGTGGTTCAGCACCATCGGAATCTTTGGTTTCGGTCTCAGACTCAACCCACTCGACCCATTTCTGCCATGTAATTTCCCCCTCGGCATACGACAAGAAACGTCCCCACTCGTCCTCATCCAACAACTTTTCGTTGTCAATCTTTATGCCTAGGGAGTCCTCCAAGACAGAACTGTGCCTGTCAAGATGACTCTGAGCCTTGCTGCGTAGCTCTTCCGTGGATATGGTATCGGTAACTGGCTCTATTTGGTTCACGCGCGCCAGTGCATTGCGGTAGTGCGGAAGGTCCACATTGTCGTTGTTGTGATCCACGGCGTCAAGGTCGTGATGTGGCAGATGACGGGCACTGCGTGGCACCGTCTTACCATCATCGTCTTTCTCCCCTGTGTCCTCCACGACGGCAAACACCAGATCTCTGGCGTCATTGATCTCAGCCGTCGTCCACTCTGCCTTCAGCTCTTCTGGATCCCGGTCAAGCATACCTTCTTGCTCGTCGATATCAAAGAGCTTGCCATCAGACTTGCGATGCACCAACATACGGCGATGGCCCAATTCACCCTTCACGACCACTTCGTAGTTCTTGTCGCGCTTGCATTTCTGCATCGCTAACTCAAACTCGCTCTCGGGATCGAATTGGTAAAGCACTTTCTTGGTGAACGACTTGCCATCACCAGCCTGTCCAGTGATAACAGCATCGTAGTTTGCTGGATGGTCAACCACTGAGATCTCTACCAGATCGTAGTCCGTGATCTCCATGGGCCACCAGAAGAACTTGCTCTTGCCATCATCCCTCTCTTCCTCTTCCTCTTCCTCGTTGTTGATCCAGTCGAAATCATTGACAATGATACCGACGCTCATGGCCTTCAGCACACCAGCATCAATGTCCCTGGCAACGTCATCATGAGTGATCTCAAACTCCACTTGATTCCACTCAAGGCCATCGCCGGCACCGATGCGGGTTACCTTGCCTACAGCACGAGGCTGGTGCATGTAACGCACATTCCCCCACTGCCGATACTTCTCTATTGCCTTCTCCGTAGCATTTCGGGTGATAATATCACCCACCTCGTCCTGTGCATCAGAGGTGAAGTAGGCATGGTAGAGATTCCGCCCTTCCTCATTTGCGGCCTTCACGAGTGTCGGTGTCGTTAGGAACTTGACGCGAGACTCGCGATGTGTTTTGGTCGCGTGCACAGGAATGGTCTCTTCAGTCACGCCATCCATATTCTCTCCTCCTGTACTATTAGTATTGAGCACATCCTCTTTGTGCTCGTCGACCCACTCTTGAGCCTCTTCCAAACTCCACTTTTCGCGGTCGAACAGGTACTTCTGAACCTTCGTGGGGCCATCAGGATCACTTTTCAGATGACCTATCACCGCTTTGATCCCCTCGCTTTCAGAGAGCGTTATTGTGCGAAACGAATCCTCCACGAAGTCGTCGGCATCACGCACAGGGATGTGAATGTAATTCTCAGTCTCTTCGGGCATTGCGTCTCTTCTTCTTTCTCGGCTTACGCCGCGCGGGATAATCCAGGTCAGTCCACTTCGGGCGGCCCGGCGGTTTGCGCCGAATATCCTCGGTCAGATCAGACACGATGGCGCTATGGCAGTATGGGCATTGATTCGGCTTAACACGGGTGAATATGATATGGCCGCGCGCGCACTGGAAGGTTCTGAGATCTCCCAGGCATTCCCTGTTGCTCAAATGCGCCCTACGTGCATCGGATAAATATTTGTGTGCCATCTTAGTGGAACGGCTCCTTCTCATACACATCCTTGCAGGCCTGAAGGATGTGCTTGGCACTCACCTCGTTCATGCCAGGCATTTTTGTCAGATCCTCGAGCGAAACCGCCAGTATCATGCCAACGTCAATGCCGTATTCCCCACCACCGAAGTCAATCAGGTTGCCCCATTGCTCCGTGTCCCAATTAGCATATATGATCTCGGCGGCCTCCCAGCCGATCACATCCTCAATGAGAGGATCGGTCACGATGGCAATGCTCTTGATTGGCTCGATGAACCTGCCCTGCCACGGGCCAAGTGTCACTCTATTCCCCGGTACGCTCATCTTTTTGTTTCCTCTCCCTTTCATCCAGGATAACCATAATCTGTGACAGCAACTCGTTATTGGAGAATCGCTGCATCGCTCTGATTGCCGACAGGAACGCAACCTCTGGCCTGGTAAACCAGCTTTTCAGCTTGCCGCAACGGGCACACTGAATGACTATGGCCCCCTGCTTAGTCTGTGCCATGGAGACGTTGTCTAGCTCTATGGTCAGCTCATCACGATAAACACGGCCCAGAGGGTAACCGCATTGGCATTGCCATTCCTGGCCCCTACGTGCATTGCTCACTAACGGCCTCCACTGCTGCGTCAAACAAGTCCATTACGAACTCCCTCTCGGCCCCCGCCTCAATGTGGGTATCAATCATGTCATATAGATCAGGCGGTATATGCTTGGCCACAAACTGGCGTGGCGGACGCTTTCCGCCAGCCATGCGATTGTAGAATCTTTTCCATTGCTTGATCTCATGTAATGCCAATGCCAGATTATCCCTGTGCTGATCAGGATCATCAGTGCGCGGCGGTGACGCGTTGTCGCCACCATCGTCGCCAACATCGTCGGCTGGTTTGTCGCCAGGATTTTGTGGTGAACCACCAGCGAGGCCGCCGACATTCACCATGTTGGACGGGTACAGCCAGTCGTCGTCCCCACCTTCTTTGGGTGGCATGTTCCAGACCTTATCCCTCATCTCGTTAGACGACAATGCCCCACGATCTCTCAACCTAAAAGCCACGCCAGCACGTTCCAGCACTGTCAGGAAGTCAGGCGGATTGAAGCGCAAGGCTGATCCAGGTTCGGAGAACTCTCTGATACTCACCTGGACGTAAGCAGCCTCTTCGATGATCCTCAAAATAGGCAGGATTGTCATCTCATGGGTTTGCTTCCTGATCTGCGCCAGATTCGAGCGCGTCATGTCATCGGTAACGCCAAGTTGCGCCCCTGTCGTTCCCACCACGCCCGTGATCTCTTGGCGCGACATCTGGCGGCCTTCCCTGTACGGGGCTTCGTCCTCACCACGACGCGTGGGCTTGAAATCCAGATCGCCCTTCGCTACTATGGGAGTGCGGGCAAAGTTGTCGCCGCCAGCATATCTGGCATATAGCAATGCCTGCACCATCTCGAATGTATCGTTGTCTACATCCTGCGGCACTATCCAGAAGCCGTCGTATGGCGCGCTACGCTCGGAATGCAACTTGAGGTAGGACAACATTGCCCAAATGTCAGAAGGCAGGCTGTAAGGGACTAGGGCCTCCAGGTCAGAACTGTATGGCCTGCCGCCGAAATCAGGATTGAAGAAGACCACCAGGTCCGCAGGATTGGCATATTCTTTTGGCTTGTACTGCTTCTTGCGACTCGCGTAGACGCGCCAGGCTGGGGACTGGAAATTGCCCTGAGCATCAATGTTGGGCTCGACAACTCCCCAAACATAGTCGAAACCGACAGCTTTGCCGAGTCCGTTCCTGATAGGTTGCCAAGCAGCCACGCCGAACAAGCGCAGACATGCGGCTGTGAGGTACAACTTGTTGGCTGTTGTGTATAGATCCTGGAGATTGACAAAGTCCCTGTCTGGGGGATTGGCGTAGAATTCTTGCAGCGCCTTCCGGCCACTATCCGTCGGAGTCTCACCATCTACGTCGCCAATGTGCCAACCAGTACCAACAACAGAGCGGCCAATCGAAGCAATGGCCGCCCTCAGCCACGGATGAGCACGTGCAGCATCCAAGAGATCCCAAAAAGTGGAGTGGGGCCCTAGAGGGCTACCCCTGACCACCTGCTCCACACGACTCTGCAGATCCTTGAGAACTGGTGCCACGAGAGGGGCGTGCTCTTGCAGTGGCTTCGTACTATAGACTCGCATATTGCACCTGTGGTTGCTCCTCGGCTCATTATCCAACGATCCCTACAATATTATTAGCATGTTTTACTCGTACTGTCAAGTAGTATCGCCACGACCCAGGCTAATGATATCCATGTTGTTGGCCAGCAGGATGATTGCATCAACATCTCGTGCCTTCAGCATTTCTTGAAAGGCTGCCACGTCTTCGTCAGCCATATCTGCCGGCAGGCGTATGATGAGCATCTCGCCAGCGACCCCGTGTATATCCATGTGCTCCAGGCGCTCAATGCGCTTAGCCAATGCGGAGCAATCTTCCGAGCTTGCTGCTCCCCATCTCTCCAGCAACATCTTCCTGTGGTCCATTATCTGGTTGAGTAGCCACCCGTAAACTTTCAGAAGCAACATTAGCCCTATACTCCTCTACCAATTCCTGTATCTTCTCAGGGGACACCCCCATCATAGAGACTTCGAAATGCCCGGCATTGATGAATTTCCAGGCCACGAAGGCAAAGAGTTGTGCGTGGGCCAAATGGTCTGGCCCGACGCTTTTCCATACCCCAATTGTCGTGGCCCCGTGTTGCATCTTTATTTCATCTTCGTCCCTCTTGATGTTGGTCAGATGATCTACCAGTGTCAATATGGATGGGTCGACATAGCCACGGTCGCGCCAGAGCTGAAGTCGCCCCATCGCTATGCTATCACGCAGATCGTCAAAGGCATCAGTCTTGGATATCGTTACTGTCCCTCCAGTATCCCTGTTGATCGCGACTTCGTTCGCGATGCGGTTGTATTTTGACAGCCAGACTCTGCCGTGTGGGAACATCCTCTGCACCCGACGCGCAGAGTGCTTGTTGGGTTCCGCCTCGATGACGGCGATGGCATCATAGGCATCGATCATTTTGGCCACTTCGCCAAAGCCGTCTGCCCTATCGAAGGGGATGCGGCGTGTTCGCACGGTTCTCAGCTGATTGCCGTACCTTTTGCTGACCACGACATACAAGTCGTTTCCCTGATCGACGCCGATATAATACTGTGACTGCCCATCCCGCATCATCTCCATTGGGAACGGCTCCTGGAAGCAGCGGTTCATGATCGTATCACGGGTGATGGAGCCAGTCGGCGCTGTATACTCTTCGCCCAGGGTGAGGTTGAAGAAGTTCTTGAGGCGCTTTGCCTCCAGATATTGCTCGTAGAGGCGTTCAATTGGCCTGGAGTAGGGCAGGAGTAAGTTGGAGACCTGGTAGCCAGTGGGTACTTCAGGGCCACGTTTGCCTACCGATATCCATTGGCCATCAATGATATCTTCAGGGCGAAGCACGCTATCACAGCGCTCGCAGGCCAAGTGTGGCCCCATAGACAGGGATGGCTCCCGGAAGTTGCTGTGCCAGGAAAGGCGGTTCCAGTGATTGCAATGCCTGCATCGTACATGCCAGTAGTTCTGGGTGGAATTGAGGAAATAGGGGCTGATGCCATATCCCTCGATGGATGGGGTACTGAACTTGTAATTGATCTTCCAGGCTGAGTTCTCTTGTCTGGCCGCGAATATCTCGATGTTATCTGGGTCTGAGCGGTCAATCTCGTCATTGATCATTACGTCAACGGGGATCATGCGAGGCTCAACAGACGCCTCCATGAAGATGAGGAAAGAGGACTCCAGTGATCCAGACGGGTTAGCGCCAGCCACAAACCTCTTGATGCGTCTGCTATCCACCCTCTTGGAATCAGGAAACCGCAGGCGGGCTTGCATGGCAGGTGAATTGGACAGGAGCGGATCGACATACACATCCACAAAGTCAGTCACATCGTCGCGACGTGGCAGGGTATACATGCAATAAAGTGGATAGTAATAGAGATAGTGGAAAACCCGGCAGATGGCAGTTGTAGTCATGCCCACCTGGGCCGACTTGCGTACCACAATCTGTCTGGACATATCGGTGAACAGGTTGACCTGCCACCTTCTCTCTCCATCGAACTGCCATTTGGCTCCGCGCGGCAGGGAGACGTTAGCCAGGGTCCACAGGAGAGGATCCCGTTCCAGGCTATCATTGATGTCGCTATTCCCAACGTCTATCGTCATCTTACAGATCGCTCCGTAAAACCACGCCGTTTCAACGGCTGTGGATATAAGGTGCAATCTTGCCTTTCTCGTTCATTCATGGCATAATTCCCCTAATACGGTTGGGCGTAAAGTGACAGAAGCAGAATAGGCTCAGCACTTGTCCAACGCGGCCCTTTAACAACTTCAGATAGGTGGTTGCGGCAAGTAGATTGTCGCGTAAAATCTGAATCGCACTCAAGGGGGAACCTCCTTTACAAAAGCGGGCTTTAGCCCGTGAAAGCCATGCCACTTTAGTGGCAGTGGATGAAACGATCCTGGCTTTAGCCATACTTGACAATCTCCTTACCGTGTGGTAGAATACTCGTATGGGATATAGAACAGTAGAAATCGTCTGGGTTCCCCGATCCAAAACGGAGTGGCACACTTTTACTGCTGCTCGTCAGGAAGCGGCGCGCCTGTGGAATGATTTGGTGGAGCGTCATCATCGTATTCGCCGTCTCAACTGGCAATGGCCTTCCAAGGGGCGTTGGGAGAAGTGGGGCAAGCGCAGGTATCCGAATCTTCATTCGCAGAGTGTTCAGCAGATCATTGGAGAGTTTTGCGAGGCCGTTCAGTCCGCGCACCAACTGCGACGCAATGGGCAATCTAACGCCCGTTATCCCTGGCGCAAAACCAAGTATCGAGATGTGATTTATACCAACCAGGGTGCGACTGTCAGAGATGGAAGAGTGCGTCTGCCCAATGGTGGTGCTGGTATCTTGCACATCCCCTTGCCGTTCGCCCTTCCGGGACGGTTGATGGAGGCCCGTCTGACGATGGGCAGTCTCTTGCTCGTCTGCGAAGTTCCAGATAAAGCCAGCCCGCAGCAGACTGTCATCGGTGTTGACCTGGGTGTCAATACACTCATTGCCGCTACTGATGGAGTTCAAGCGGTACTGGTCAGCGGACGGGAAGCAAAGGCAACGGTGCAATGGCGTAACAAGCAACTTGCTGAAATCTCGCAATTGCAAAGCCGTAAGATGAAAGGCTCTAAACGCTGGAAGCGGTTGCAGCGGCGCAAAGCCAAGATGCTGACGAAGGCCAAGCGGCGTATCCGCGACATCACTCACAAGGCGACGCGCAAAGTAGCCGATGCCTTCCCTAATGCGACCTGTCATGTAGGTAAACCGTTCAATGACGCGGCCCAGAAGATGAGACGCAAGCAGGCTCAGCAGGTAAGTTCTGCCTGCAACCGCAAGATTATCGAACAACTGGACTACAAGACTTGCGGCGCGATAGAGCAGGACGAGGCTTATTCTTCGCAGACGTGCCCCGTATGCGGAGAACGGAACAAGTGTCGGCGCGTGTACAAATGCAGAAAGTGTGGATATGTTGCCCCGCGTGATGTGGTGGGCAGTGCCAACATCCTCTGCATCGGGCAGCACGGCACTTTGGTTCCTGGTTGTCGTGTACCAAACACGATTCATGCAGTTCACCCTTCTAAGTATCCTGGCAAAAGCCAGGTAGTTCGCTCGGACACAGCGCAAGTTGCTCGGAGTTTATTCCGAGAAGCCACAGGGCTTTAGCCCTCGTGGAGTGTCACTTGCCCTGGGATGACATGGCATGGGTGTGAGTCCCTAGAAGCCGCCCGACTTCAGTCGGTGCGGAGTCATCACTCGACATATTCGGCATCCACCACCTCAGAAATATGTGGCACATCCCTCTCGGCCTCGCCAGCCAGCGCCTTGAGTCGGTCATCAATGACGTGGACGGTGGCTGGAGTCATGTTGTTGTCCACCACATGGGTGACCTCGTGCCGTTGCACCTTGGTGCGATCCAGCATGTCGCCCACCATCATCTGGGCCACTTTCAGCTTGGCGTTCAGCAGAGCCACACGCTCGCTGTTTGTGTATTTAGGGGCATCCTGGTCTCGGTCCATCTCGAATGGATCAACCAGGAGGAACCACCCCAGCACGTCAAACGATTTCAGGCGTAACGCAATAGCCTCTGACCTAACCAAGGCGTCACGTCGCTCTTTGATAATGGCGAGGGCATGATTGAACAAGGCGTCTTTATCGACCCATCGTTTGATTGTCTTGCGTGGTATACCTGTCAGGTCGGCAATCTTGGATATAGAAATACCATTGACGAGATAGCCAATGACGGCGAATTGCTCACTGGTCAGATCGAGGCGGGCAACCGCGTCCCATTCCTCGTTCAGCGCTATCAGTCCTTCGTCCTTCAGTTTAGGTCCCACTCTACCAACTCCATCTTATTCCATTCTCCTATCTTTGCCACCAGAATACCCCTGTCAAATACCTGTATCCTGTATGGCCCCGCGTCAAACTCCGCTGAACACGGTTTGCCCAGCTTCAAGGCTTGCGCTTTCTTGTAGAAAGCGCTCTCAGGGTTGCGCGGTATGCATAGGGCATTCCATGCCATATTGACGATCTCGTCGTGGGATGGCATGTAGGGGTGGTGATCGCCTGGCTCTTCCAGAGCCTCCACCACGCTTTGTGGCGGATCGGTATGCCAGAGAGACTGCCAGTTCGTCACGAAGGTACGCAGGTAATGTTGTGCAGGCTGGCTGTTCAGGCCAGCATCCCGCAGGCCGCCAGCGCCCATGTAATATGCAGCCAGTGCATGTGGCAAAGAGTCTTGATGGGCATCCAATTCCCAGCGCAGGATACGACAGCCCCAGAGCAGGTTCAGGTCGGGGTTCATCAATGCTCTTTCGCGAGGCCTGGCAGTAAGGCCGCGTTCGCAGGGCATCACCTGCATCAGCCCCACCGCGCCCTTGCTACTGACATCCCTGGGTTTACCACTGCTTTCCATGGCCAGGACTGTACCAACCACCTCTGGTTGCAGGGCAAAGGCAGTAGAGTGCTTGTCCACCAACCACTTCCAGCGCGCTGTGCGCTGATCACCCCATGGAGTAGGCGGAGGGGCGTCCCTGGTTGGGAAGAAGGCCGCTTCGAAGTCGCCATCGTTGATATTGAAAGAATCCCAGCGGTGATCCTGGAGATCGAAAGTGAAGATGCAGGCTGCCTCGACCCTGTCGTCAAATTGCAGTTGCCCTTCATATTGGGTGAGATAATTCACATATCGCTCGGCCTTCTCTGCCTGTGATCCACTTAGCCCTCCCCATCCCAGGTTCACGCCAGTCTTGACACCGTGGTCAATACCGCACTCGGTGATCAGGATAGGCACTTCATAGGGGATTTGCAGGTAACTCAATGCCCACCACAGCGCGCCATCCCAAACCCCTTCCAGGGGAAAGTATTCGTGGATGGCCAGATAGTCACCATCCAGCAGTTTATTGAAGACCGTATAGGCTTCCCAATTGGTCGGGTAGCCCTTGATGCCACCGTTAGTGGGATGGCCCACGCCGAAGTTGCCCAGAGCAGACCGCAGGCCGTGTCTATGCATGTCTTCCAGGAAAGCGCCCAGGTAGATATTGACCAGCGGTGGAGGCTCGTTGCCGCCAGGTTGATCCTGGGGTTCATTCAGTGATTCAAAGACGATCTTGTCGACTGGAAAGCCCTCAATCTCTCTGGCGATAGTAGCATACTCGCTAGCGTGCTGTTTGCCCATGGCTCGTGCATGGTCGCCATTGATGAACCCTCTCTGTCCATGATTCTCTGTGATGGGATAATCACGATAGACGACCATGTTGCACCAGGCAAAGTCAGCCAGGTGCGGCACGCTACCGCTCCAGACAAGTTTGACCGTGTCATTATTCCACTTTCGGAATCTGGGAATCCAGTTGGCATCGAAGTGTTCTGGTATAATATGTGGCGCTAGTTTTGTCATGGGCACTCGTCCTCTCTTCGATTATACCATACCCAGCAAATTGGCGTCAATGCCTGTCAGGTTGACGATTGATCCGCCTATACATATAATAGAGACATGAAATTAGCCTATCAAGCAGACGGCGTTTCGTTGTACCAAGGGGACGCCAAGTCTATGGATGCCTTAGCCGACGACAGCATTGACCTTGTTGTTACCAGTCCCCCTTACTACAATGCCAGGGAGGAATATGCCAGTTGGCCTACCTACGACGACTACTTGGCTGAGATGGACCTGGTGTGGGCTGAATGTCACAGGGTCATGAAGATATCTGGGCGCATTTGCGTCAATGTCGCTCCAGACTATGGTTATGGCGACGATTATTACAACCTGCACCTTGACATAGGCCGGCAGTTGGAACGGCGTTTCAATCTTTGGGCGACTGTCATATGGGATAAATTTACCGCTGGGGCTGCCAGTACGGCCTGGGGATCTTTTGCCAGTGCCAGCAGGCCCAGCATCAGGAGCAGGCATGAGGTCATCCTGATCGCGTCCAAGGGGCCAGTGAAGCGTCGTGAAAGGGGTATCTCGGACATTACCCATGAGGAATTCACCAAATACACCCAGAGTGTATGGCGGTTCTCGGGTGATAGCACTCAGGGGTGGCATCCTGCGCCTTATCCCCTGGAATTGCCGAGCCGTTGCATCAAGTTATTGACTTATGTCGGAGATACAGTCCTGGATCCCTTTGCTGGCTCTGGCACCACGCTGATGGCGGCCAGGAACTTAGGGAGGCAGGCAATTGGGGTAGAGTTGCATGAGGAGTATGTACGGCGTACAACAGACGACTTGAGGGCGGGGCGTAAAGGTGGCACTTTGTTGGCCAGGGCTAGGCAGAATGGCTATGAACAAACCACCATCATGGACATTTTAGAGGAGAAGGCACATGAATCTAGGAGAGATGATCGGGGCATCACCTGAGCCAGCCTTTGTTGAACTGAGGGATGTACTCAGGCGGCATGTGGAGCTGAAGATAGCATTGCGTGACGCCATACATTCCAGGGAAGCCATTGAGTTCGCCATCCACAGCCAGCTGTACGATCAATCTGAGGGTAGGATTGGTCGCAATGCCGAAGAGCGTAGATTAGTCTTAGAGCGAGCGTTCCGCGACGATGGCCGTTGGCAGAAAGCCATGAGAGAGGAGGAGGCTATTAGAAACCAGGTAGACAGGATGGGGGTGGAAGTGGAAATAGCGACGCAGAAATTCAGGCTGTTGCTAACACAGGCCAGGTTACTGGCTGCGCAGTTGGCGGCGCGCTCGGCGGACAGCGAGTCCAGCACAAAGCGATTGATGATAGGAGAGGTAGGATGAGCCACACAATTACTATTGCGGGAAGGTTAGGAAGGGACCCTGAGATGCAGTACACTCAGGACGGGACGCCAGTGACTCATTTCTCTGTGGCCAGTGATGTTGGTTGGGGTGAGAGAAAGAGGACGATGTGGGTAAGGGTCACGTGTTGGGGCAAATTAGCCGAGGCCATGAATGAGCATTTGGCCAAGGGTGCGTTGGTGCAGGTATCTGGTCAGTTGCAACCAGAGGAGTATGGTGGGCCCAATGTATGGGCTGACCGTGATGGGAATCCTAGGGGCACTTATGATATGAGGGCCAACGACATAGCGATTCTGGTCTGGCCGCAGAGGGAAGAGGACAAGCGTGGGCCAGCGGAACCTCAGTCGTCGGCGGCCCCGTTCAAATTGGGGGCACCGCCTCCACGGAGGTAATGATGGCTTTTGCTAGGGTAGCGCACGTCATATCGGTGGACAAGCAGGGTGGGTACAGGCTTTTCAGCCAGCGGTTCTTTGTGGAGGCGCGTGATCCAGATGCCAGCATGTTATTCAGCATCCCTGGTGGGCGCAAGGACACAGTTGAGGTCGAAGAGGCCATCATGTTTGTGGATGAGATGTTGTCGGCTGGCTTTGAGAGTGCTGCCATCCGTTGTCTGTATGGTGGTTACACGGTGGCCGAGACTGTGGCTGTGGCTGATCACGACAGGGTGGCGGGTGGTTATGTCAAGACGGTAAGCACGCTGGATGAGTTGAGGGAAGAGATTGCCGTTTTGTTAGAGGATTGGGAGGATTACAAGGCCAACCATCCTCGCCATCCGCCATCCCATCTTGTGGCCCGTGCTGGCAAGGAGGACTGATGGCGGGGCAGGGCGAGCTGTTTGAAGAGTGGCTGGAGCTCACGCACAGGCAATTTTTGGATCAGGGTATAGCCTGGATAGAGAAACAGCACGTGCAGTGTCGCCCTGTCTTCCAGCGCGACCATCTTATCTGGGTGCCAGTGAACAAGGCTCTCCCGGACTATGGTGGTTGGATGGCCAATGGTCAGGGGGTGTTGTTTGAGGCCAAGGCCACCAAGAACAAGGAGAGTTGGCATTACCCTCGTGATCGACGGCATCAGCACGATTACATCATGCGGGCCATGCAGTTTGGTGTAATATCGTTCTACCTGATCTACTGGTATGAGATGGATGAGGTCAGGGTGCACATGGCTCGGTCCCTGCCACCGATAGGGGAGTCTATCAAGAGGGTAGAGGGTTTATTGGTTGACACGCGTGGGGGTATCGTGCGTTGGCCGGGGGTGGTGGAATGGTAAAGTACATCGTCTGGGATGCTGAGATCACGGAGAGGCTGGGTGGTGGCGACGAGCGTTGGGGCAAGCCGTGGGTGCTCACGATTTCTGTGGTTTGCACTATTGATCATAAGGGAGAGAGGCGGCATTACTTTGGCAACCCCGAGGAAATAGGCAAGTTGGTTTCGGTCTTCATGGGTTACGACGCGGTGGTTGGCTTCAACACATCCAGGTTTGACAGTTTGTTGATTGATGGGTGCTTGGGGTTATCGCCCAATTCCACCAACAGCATTCTGCGAGGTTCTCAGGTGGACATACTATCTCATGTTCACCATCAACTGGGACACCGGGTCAAGTTGCAACAGATTGCCGAGGGTCTTGGCTTGAGCAAATCGGGGGATGGTGGTGAGGCCCCTGAGTTATGGGCGCAGGGCAAGATCGATGAGGTCATCCAGTATTGTTATGGCGACGTGGAGATAACCAAGGCGATATATGAGTATGGGGTGCGTCATGGGCGTGTGCCGTACAGGTATCATGGTGAGACTAGGTGGATTCCTGTTGAGACGTGGATGCCAGCGTTGCATGGACAAATCAAAAGGAATCTGAGAATTGCCTGATTTGGGTCTTGACAAGTCCATGTGCTTGTGATATAATGTAGATGGTTTTCATGGTGGTCTCCTTTTTTGTGTGGTGGGACGCAGTGGGGTTTGGTCAGCCCCACTGTGACCAGGGCAGGTCCGTCCATGCATCCGCTCTTGCCTGAGAGCGCACTAAAGATATTATTTGCCATGGGGCTACATGGCATCGGTGCAAACCCGTAGAAGCCGCTTGGCTTAGTCGAAGCGGAGTAGTCACAGAACCCTCCTCTGTGCCGACCTGGACGGGATGCTGTGAGACGGACTTAGGGCTTGGTATTGATCAGGCCCTAATTTTTTGGCAACGACCTTGAAAATGCAGGAGGTGGCTGATGCATCCGAGGGAGCGAGAGATTTTGGCGGAGTTAGTCAAGCAGGGGGATGTGGCGTTCAATGAGACGTTGGATTTATTATGGTTAGAGAAGCGTCGGTGTCCTTATGTGGTGCGGGACATCATTGGGCGTTTCCGGTTGAAGTATGATGAGGTAGTGGCTGCGTTGGAGGCAGGGGAGTCCCCGTGAAGAGGGTGCGATTTTCCGGCAAGTCTGAGATTTACGGATCGTTCGTGGTGGACGATGAGGATTATGAGCGGGTAGCACAGCACAAGTGGCGGTATTACGACCGTTATGTGCAGACGACGATTGATGGCAAGATTGTGCGTATTGGGCGGTTCATCATGGAGCCTGAGGAGGGGCAGATTGTTCTCTATCGGAATGGTGACAGGTTAGACAATCGGCGGGCCAATCTGCGTGTGGGCACGCGTGCTGATTTAGGCAAGTATCGGGCCAAGTACAAGAGGACGAGGTCGCGTTATCGTGGTGTTTCCTATTCCAGGCGTGATGGGAAGTGGGTTGCGTCCATCACCAAGGGTGGTCGGTCGTGGTATTTAGGGGGGCATGGCACTGAGGAAGAGGCGGCGCGCATGTATGATTTAGCGGCCTTGACTCTTTATGGTTCTGATGCTCGTTTGAATTTCGAGGCTTCGCGCAGGATGTCGCCGTTGCCGTCCATGCAGTACATAGGGAGTGTAATTGCTCAGAGCAACACTGGTTATCGTGGTGTGCATTATCAGCGGCAGGGTCGTTTTTGGACGGCCAAGGTCATGGTGAAGGGCAAGCGGTATTTCCTGGGTTGTTTCCGTAGTGCTGAGGATGCGGCGAGGGCATACAACCGCAAGGCTCGTGAGCTCCTGGGTGAGCGAGCGCGTTTGAATTACGTGGTGGG